CTGGTTAATAGACATACAGCAAAGTTTTTGCAAAATGCAACAAAGGTGAAGGTTTGTGATGTGTCCAAGATTGAAGTAGATCCCGTTTCAGCATGGAGACAAGTCAATGTTGGGCAGATTGTGGACATTCCAGATTGTGACGCTTCAGTTGTAGTATTGAAAGATACACGAATGTTGAGATCATCATTGAGACATTTTATAACTGAATCTGATTTAAACTATGCTGACGCTGAATTCGGTAACACCAAAGCCAAAGTTTTGATGGTTTGTAACAGAAATTGTAAAGGAGATGGAAAAGAACACAAGCATACAACTGGATGGATGGACATTAATATGTCAACAGCAACAAAACACAAACGCACGTACAATCTTAGCGCTAAAGACGGTGAGATTAGACCAGGTCCAGGAGATTCAGGAAGCCCTGTAATACATAACAACACATGTATTGACAGGAAAATCTTGGGGATTCACAATGGAACATCACAACTTGTTCCAGATGTCTGTGTAATTGGAGTTGTAACACAAGAAGAGTTGAGAACAGCACTCAATAAGCTTGAAAAGAAGGAAAGGATTGTTACACATCCATATAATGGAGAGTATTTCAAGGAACACGAACTGATTCCAGTTATGAAGTATGATGAAGTTTTGATGGAATCACCATACCCAAATCAAAGTGTTTCAAAAGCACCAGGCTTTATGAGAACAGGATGTTTTGTTGAAAAACTTGAAGATGAACCAGCGATTCAAAGCCCATCTGATATTCGATTTGACAGGACCAAGAGACATTTTATGCAAGTATCATTGAACAAAGACAACGGTGACAAAATACCATATATCACTGTAAATGAAGAACGTGCAATGATTGACTACATAAAATGTCAAATTAAGCAAGGATGGAATTGGCAGACATGCACATTGTACACCACAGACCAAGCTGTTAATGGAGTTAGAAAACCAGGCAGCAGACCAATTGATATTCATTCTAGCGCAGGACTTCCATACAAACTGCGTCCAGGAGTGAGTGGAAAACAACCTTTCATCAGATGGTCGGAAGAACAACAACGCTACATTATCAAACAAGAAGTTTATAATGCAGTAACTGAAAAGGAAATGCTTTTTAGCAATGGAATAACGAGCACGGACTTTAAAATTGAATTTCGCAAACATGAACTTGTTGGACGAAAGAAAATTTATGATGCCCCGAAAACAAGAACTGTAGGAATGGGCAACTTTATCGATCAAATCATATACGATAAAGTATTTAAGGATATGCACACTGGAATGAAAAGTGCATACAACAACGGAATGGCAACATCGTTCACGATGGGATTAGACATGGAGAGACATGCTGACTTAGTAGCAAAACATCTACGTTACACTGATTACATTTTGGACTTTGACGTCGAAGCTTGGGAGGAAAAATTCACAAGACAAATAGGAAGATTAGTTTTGACAGCAAAGTTAGAAGTAATTGAAGAAGC